TGCGCTGAAGTTTGGCAAGTTGAGTGTAGATGCTGATCTTTTCAAGGCCACAGTAATCAGCAATATCAACTGTTGTTTTAGGCTCAATGCAATACCGCAATATCTTTTGTTCTGTTGACATATGTTCTCTTTAAAAGGATACATTAAGTTATCTAAACAGATCAATCAAGAAGTATTAACTAGGTGATAACCCTTACTCTGTTTATTTTAAATATAGTTCCCCTACCCTTATACCCACCCACCGTAGTAGTTGAGGATAAATCCTTTACGACAGACCTGTACCTTGTTAGGTTTATGGCAGGCATCTCACCCCACCCCTAGATTCCCTAGATTGCTAGCAGTCCTTGCAAGCAATAAAGATCAATACCTAGAGTAAATGGTTTTAGTAGATTTCTCTACTCTGTCTATATCCTGTTCGATTTCTCTACTGGGGCGTGCGGGTCACACGGGATAAAGCTATATAACAAATGTATAACTGACCTGTATGGGTACGAGTGGTCACTCTATTAGCTAATGCGCCCTGACAGCTGTTTAAAAAAACAAAAAAGCCGTTTTAATCTGTATCCTGGTGAGAGAATCCACTATCGTTTTCAAGGCGCAAGTGGATCAGGCTACAGACTAAAACGGCTTCGTTATCTCTCACGACAACAATTTAATTATGCCATCGTCTGTTCCGATGTGTCAAGGTCTGAAGCTAACCTAGTGAAACACGACCCTTATCATTGTTTGTTTCATGCTTGCTAAAGGATTAATCAGTCTAATGCAACTCAGGCCAGATTTGTTGCCAGTTAGGGATTTCTTTTCTTGACCATTTACCGTTTGATTTCTTTTCAAGCTCGGCAGCTAGCAACACTAACTTATCACCAGGCAAACCATTGTTGCGCCATTGCGATACAGCTGGTGGACTGACACGGCAGAGCTTGGCTACAGCAAACGTGCCACCTAATGTTTGGATGATTTCTGTTGTATTCATGTAGCAATCTTAACATTGGTTGTCAAAGAAACTCAAATAAATATTTAACCTTGAGTTTTCCGCTTGCGTTCTGTGTTTAGTTGGCTTAATATTAGTCATGGCATACCCGCCATGAACAACGATAAAAGGTACATAAATGAAAGAATTAGCAAAAGCACTTGTTACGGCTCAGGCAGCAATGTCCCACGCAGCTAAAGACTCCAAAAATCCCCATTTTAAATCTGCATACTCTAGCTTGGCGAGTGTGATTGACGCTGTGCGGCCTGCTTTGTCGGCTAACGGTTTAGCTTTTGTGCAGATGTTGCATACAGCAGACGGTGGCGTAGCAGTCGAAACAGTTTTAATCCATGAGTCTGGTGAGCAGTTGTCTTGCGGCACGTTGTTTATTCCTGCTAGTAAGCAAGATGCTCAAGGCTATGGTTCAGCGATTTCGTATGCAAAACGCTACAGTTTACAAAGTGCGCTTGGCATAGCGTCAGAGGATGACGATGGCAACTCAGCGGTTAAATCAGCGCCTCCAAAGGTTGAGAAACCCAAAGGCATAGATATGGATGCAACGGTTGACCAAATGGCGGCAGCGGTCAGCTATGAAAGCCTGAAGGACATATTTAGACTGGCTTGGACACAATGCCTGAAAGAACAACAACCCGTCTTGAAAGCAATGTATGACGGAATTAAAGCAAACTGGGAGAACCAATAATGGCTTCAGATTTAAATCGTTGTGAGTTTATTGGCAGATTAGGTAAAGACCCTGAAATGCGTTATTCAGCGGATGGCAACGCTATTTGTAATTTGTCACTTGGCGTTAATTTTGAATATAAAAACAAAGCTGGTGAACCACAAAAAACGGTGACTTGGGTAAGAATTAGTGCGTATAGTCATTTGGCTGGCATTTGTGGGGATTACCTTAAAAAAGGTTCTCAAATTTATATTTCGGGGAAATGGGTTACTCGCAAATGGGTCAACAAAGACGGAGTTGATCAATACACAACTGAAGTGGTTGCTGACCAGATGCAAATGCTCGGTGGTCGGCCTGCGGAGGATGCGCCTGCACCAGCTGCGCCTGCAAAACCAAAGTCTGACGCATACCGACAGATTAAAGAGGGGATTGTCGTGCCTCTTGATGAAATGATTGACGATGTGCCGTTTTGATGAGTCAGTCAGAGGAGGCAATTTTAATATCTTGGCGATTGCAACAATGGTACGAAGGTATGGTTTTAGACGCTAGAGCCATGCAAGACTTACAGGATGCAATCGAGATGCTTAAAACTTTAGCTAAACAGGTGCAAAAATGATTATTAAATCAGCAGATTCAGAATCAGGCCATTGGTACGCAGCTGACGGTTCACCAGCGTACAAGATCATTGGTAAGAACGGCAAAGAACGCAACACAACGGTTCGTGACGCAAGGGAACTTGGTTTAAAGCCTAGCGTGACAACCATTCTTGGAATTATTGGTAAGCCTGGCTTAAACACTTGGCTGCAACAACAGGTCTTACTGGCTGCGCTGACGTTGCCACGCATTGCTGGCGAAACAGAGGAAAACTGGTTAGAACGGGTAATGACTGATTCTAAGTCTACGGGCCGTGACGCTATGGATCGTGGCACACAGATGCACGGCGTTTTGGAACGGTTTTATCGTGGCGAACAAGACGATTACCCTGTTTATGTTAACCAGGTTGATGCGGCAATCAGAATCCACTTTGGGCATGACCAGACTTGGGAGGCAGAACGCTCGTTTGCATACGAAGGCTTTGGCGGCAAGGTGGATTTGATTGCTGAAAACATTGTGATCGACTTTAAGAGCAAAGATAAGCTCGACAAAGTTGTGCCGTATCACGAACAACTTATGCAATTGGCCGCCTACCGTGTCGGTCTTGGCAAGCCCACAGCCAGATGCGCCAATGTGTTCTTTACTGCTGAAGGCGATGTGAAACTTATCGAACACTCGGAGGAAGATTTAGCCTCTGCGTGGGATTGCTTTCAGTATTTATTAGCGTTCTATAAGCGTAAAAACAACCTATAATAAATTGCGGGGAAAGCTAGTGTCCCAAACACACTCCTTGTTCGGTGAGTACCCGCACCTTGTTGTAAAAACCCCAAAAAGTAAAAAATAATTGCAAAAATTAGGGTAAACACCTATGCTTTTATTATTTAGATAGCTTAATATCTGTACATGGCAACACGCCATCAACCACGATAAAAGGTACATAAATGAGCAAACTGATCCAAGCATTTAAAGCAGACCCATCCGAAAAAAACCGTGCAAAGTTAGCGGCATACTTGCAAAAACACATGATGGCTATTTGTATGGCAAGCCCAGACGAGCAGCAATTCCTAAAAGCTAACGGGTTTAAGGGGTAAGCCATGAAACATTCATACATACAGCTAACAGACGAAGGCAAGCGTCAATTGATGCGTGAACTTAGCCTTGAGCTTACCGACAAAAAGATTGCAGAGCTGATGGATCAATTTGCAGATGGCGTGAAATTAGACAGTAACGGTGAGCCGTATATCAAGATTGACCGTGACGATGTGCTGATGTGCGCTGTGCCAATGTACACACATTTCATTGACATTAACCATATTGAAACCGTGACAGCTAACGAGGAGGATGGCAGCGATGAATAAGCGTAACTGGCCCTTTCTGACTGACTTAGGCGATCCTAACTGGACAGGTCGCACCACTCGCACAATGCGTAATCAGACACGCTACACGCAAGCTGACGAACGTATACCGCCGATTGCTTGGGTTGTTGGCTTGTTAATGCTGGCGCTTGTGTTTGGTTTCTTTCCACTTTTAAGTTTGATGATGTTATGAACAAGATTGATTTAATTATTGATGCGCTTGAGTCAGCATACGAGGACAAAGCGGGATGGTGCGACAAAGTTAATGAAGCCCTGTACGCTGCTAGAAGGTTACAAGCGTTGCAACCAGTTGGCGTGTTTGAATATGATGCAGAAAACCAAGTTTGGGAAGAATTAACGCCAAACTGTGAAGGTGTAAAACTTTACGCACTAGACGAGGTTAAACATGACTGACCAAAGATTAGTAAAGCAACTCGACTTGTATGAACGTGCGTACCTTGTGTTGACCATTTGGTCTGAGGATTACAACAACGTTGACCCAGATCATCAAAAAGTCATTGATGATCTTAAACAAGAAATTAAACGTATTACTAAGGAATTGGAACGGAAACCTGATTTGAGCATTGAAGCAAACCGTGTTGCCTATGATGTTGCCATGCACTACGCAAACAAGACAAAGGAAAAATTGGGATGAATCAAGTTGCAAGAAACACCGATCCCGCCACCAGTTGGGCTGCTGCCGACTCTGCAAAGTCTTTAGCGGCTCAACACGCCACGATTATCATCCAAGCCTTATGCAAGTATGGGGCAATGGGAAAAGACGGTATAGCCACGATTACAGGACTTGATGGTAATCAAGTAGCCAGGCGGCTTAGTGAATTAGAACGCAATCATGAAATTCTGCTAACTGGTCGCAATGTGCAAAGCAAAGCTGGTCGGGCCGAAAGGGAATGGAAGGTTATGCCAAAACAAATGGATTTAATATGAGTTACATCATTGGAAACTTACCGCCAATTAAATGTTTTGTGCGGCGAGAGTATTTGTACAACTTTGAGAAAGGTCACGGTGAGCTTGAGCCTTGCATTTGGGTAAGCATCAAAGCAATCCGTGGGCAAGTGTTTCGCATTGAAAGCCTGTTGCCACGGTATGGTGCTTTGTACGACAAACTACCTATTCAGGCTTACGTTTGGAATACTAAACATGGCGATTTAGATTTTGACATTTTGCAACTATGGGATTGCATGGGGTACAGGTTTACGGTTCATGAAAAGATTGGGTTGCGTAACCTTGGGGTTAAATTCTTAGGTAAAGATAAAGAATGGCACTTTGGTAAATACCTGTTTACCGTAGATTTTTGTGCCGACGGTATGGATGTCGATACTGGATTTACTGAAGTTGCTGAAGAACATAAATCATTTAATTTTATCCGGCTAGATAATGGGCAGTTTGCAGCGCAGCCTAACAACCGTTGCCTTTGGTACGACCAGTCGCTAATACCAGCTAAAACTGAGTTCCCAGACTTTCAAGCATCACGCCACATTTGGACAGTAGACGGATCGCGCAAATGGTCAGCTGGTGACGATTGGTTCTACGACATTGGGGAACGGCATGAGTGAATATTCGCCACATCCCTGCATAGAATACATTTACGACAACGCACCACATTACGCCAAGGCCAAAGGAGAACTGGCGCAATTAGAGGCGTTTAAATCAAGCCTAAAAGCTATTTTGATGAAGAAGTCTGGCGAAACTGCTGTGACCGCCCAGGAGAGGGAAGCATATGCTCATCCTGATTACCAAAACCTTTGCAATGCAATTGGGGCAGCAACTGAGAAGGCCGAGTTGTTAAAGTGGCGGTTAACCAGCGCACAACTTAGATTTGACGCATGGCGCACCGAGCAGGCTAGTAACCGACAAATTGAGAAAATAACCAAATGAGAACACTCACGGCTTATTTTTCTGTTAACGAAGAAACTAAAATTAAATACTCAGAGTCATTTATAGCTTCACATTGGGTAATTCAAGCCGATATTTTGGGTGATTTAATTGCTGAATTACAGAAAAAATACGAATTAATCATTATTGAACAGAGAAAAACCAAATGAAAGATTATTCTGAAAGCCTAATTAAACTTAAAGCAATGATTCATCAATACCAAAAACTGGTATTGCAGGGCAAATATGACGCTGCCGCTGACGTTGCGGTGGATATGCAAATCGTTTTGGTTGATCTTCAAGAATGGACAGAGGCTCAAGTTGACCAAAGCGCAACGTAAGCATTATGAGAAACTTGCAGGGCTGGGTTGCTCATTGTGCCGACACTTGGAATATGGGGAAACGCCGGCTCATATTCATCACATTAGACGATTAGGGATGAAACGTGAAAATTCGCCGGTTATACCGCTATGCCCGACTCATCATGTGGGCAATGATGGGGTACACGGACTGGGCAAAAAGGCGTTTGCTCAAAAATATGGGGTTACAGAAGAAGATTTATTAGCCCAGACTGAGGTTTTAATTTGAGAGCTAGACGGGTTGACGTTAATCAAAAAGATATTGTTGTTGCGCTGCGACAACTAGGGTTTTCTGTCACCGATTTGTCAGCCGTAGGTAAAGGTTGCCCAGACTTATTAGCGGGTAAACATGGGGTTACTTACTTATTTGAGATTAAACGGGACAACAAAGCAAAATTCACACCACAGCAAATTGAATGGCAAAACGGTTGGAAAGGTGGTATTTTTGTTAGAATTGAGTCTATTGACGATGTTTTAGCATTGTGAGGCCATATGGATTATCCCGCCGTATTTGTTGCAACCTTGTTCCATTCAGGCACAAATGCTCACTTTATGCATTTGCAGACGGACAGTTACGCCAAGCACGTTGCGCTAGGTGAATATTATGATGGCATTATTGATTTGGTGGACAAGTGGGCCGAGGCGTATCAAGGCGCTTACTCAATCATCAAGAGTTACCCCAAAGACTTTCATTTAGCCACCGATCCCGTCAAATACATCACAGGTGTAAAAGCGTTTGTTAAAGACATTCGTGACGAACTGCCTAAAGACTCAGAGCTACAAAATATTGTGGACGAGATTGCCGATCTGATTGATTCAACCCTTTATAAGCTAAAGGCGTTCAAATGAATAAGCCTGGACTCTACGCCAATATTCTTGCTAAACAAGAGCGCATTAAAGCAGGCAGCGGCGAAAAGATGAGAAAGCCAGGTGATCCAGGCGCACCCACGGCTAAAGACTTTAAAGAATCAGCCAAGACTGCCAAGGACAATAAGAAATGACAGCGGCTTGGCAACGCAAAGAAGGAAAAAACCCTGCTGGCGGTCTAAATGCCAAGGGTCGAGCAAGTGCCAAAGCAGAAGGCATGAACCTCAAGCCACCCGTTAAGTCAGGTGATAACCCACGCAGAGCCAGTTTCTTAGCACGAATGGGCAATATGTCAGGGCCAATGGAAAAAGACGGGAAACCGACTAGGTTAGCGTTAGCCTTAAAAGCATGGGGCGCATCAAGCAAAGAAGATGCCCGATCAAAATCTAAGAATATCAGCGAACGCAATAAGTAGGCTAAACTATTCATACTTAAACTACCACAATTGGGTAAGTAATGAAGATAGAACAAGTCGCAGTCACGGCGCTAATACCTTACGCTAAGAACAGCAGAACGCACGATGACGCACAAATTGCCCAGATAGCGGCAAGCATTAAAGAGTTTGGCTGGACTAACCCAATCCTAGTAGACGGGGAACGGGGCATCATTGCAGGCCACGGCAGGCTTATGGCGGCTAGAAAGCTAGGCATGACAGAAGTACCAGTCATTGAGCTAAAAGACCTGACACCCACGCAAAAGAAAGCCTACATCATTGCCGACAACCGATTAGCGTTGAACGCAGGGTGGGATGACCAGTTGCTAACCATTGAGCTCAACGAATTACTTGCAGATAAGTTTAGCTTAGACTTGCTAGGATTTAATGCAGACGAGCTCAATGCGCTATTAAACCCAATTGAAATTATTGAGGGACTGACAGACGAAGATGAGATACCTGGTCCACCTCCAGATCCAATTGTTCAATCAGGAGATTTATGGATATTAGGTAACCACCGATTGCTATGTGGCGATGGTAAAGATTTTTCAAATGTTGAAATATTGCTTGATGGTCAGAAAATCAATTTAGCAATTACTTCGCCACCTTATGCATCACAAAGAACTTACGATAAAGATTCTGGATTCAAACCAATACACCCAGATGAATTTGTTAATTGGTATCAAGACATATCATCAAATATCATGGCAAATTTGACAGATGATGGTTCGTATTTCTGTAATATCAAACCAAATGCAGAAGGATTAAAAAGAGAACTTTACGTTTTTGATTTGGTTTTGGCCCACGTAAGAGATTGGGGATGGAATTTTGCTGATGAATATTGTTGGGAAAGAAACGGAATACCTCAACAAGTAGTGACAAGGTTTAAAAATCAATTTGAACCAATTTACCATTTTACTAAAGACAAATGGAAATTTAGACCAGAATCGGTAAAGCATGAATCTAAAGCCGTTCCTAAAGCAAAAGGTAAAGGGGCTGGAGATACCAATGCAGCTAAAAGACAAGGTGTTGTGTCGGCAGTTGATGGGAATGATGTAGCAGCAGGAATGGCATACCCTGGCAACAGATTGCCTACATTTCAATCAGAAGCTTTAGGTCATCCAGCTGCATTTCCTGTGGGATTGCCAGAATTCTTTATCAAAGCGTATACCGATGCTAAAGATGTTGTATTTGATCCATTTATGGGTAGTGGATCAAGTCTTATTGCAGCAGAAAAACATGGAAGAATGTGTTTTGGTACGGAAATAAGCCCAATGTATTGTGATCTGATCATTAAACGATGGGAAAACTTTACTGGCAAAACAGCAGTTTTATCGGAGTTATAAGCAAATGGCTGAAAAAGGAAGGCCACCACATAAGCCAACGCAGGCAGATAGGGATACCGCAAAGCGCTTATCGGCGCTTGGTTGCCCACACGAGGACATTGCCATTCGCTTAAAAATCTCATCTGATACGTTGGTTAAGTATTATCAAGTTGAGCTTGACGAAGGCAGAATTGACGCTAACTCAGCCATTGCCGGCACGTTGTTTCAGCAAGCCAAGAACGGAAACACTCAGGCTGCTATCTTTTGGCTAAAGACTAGGGCTAGGTGGAAAGAAACAGACCGCCACGAGATTGCTGGCGCTGATGGTCGTGACCTGGTGGTTAAATGGGCAGAGAACTAATACTGCCGTACTCACCCAGACGGGTATTCAAATCATTCCACAACCGCACCGAACGTTGGGCTTGCTTGGTGGCCCATCGTCGTGCAGGCAAAACAGTTGCAGCTATAAACGACATTATCAGGGCAGGCTTGATGTGCAAAAGCCAGCAACCGTTGTTTGCTTACATTGCGCCGTATCGCAGTCAGGCTAAATCTGTAGCTTGGGATTACCTAAAACACTTTGCTGCACCTGTTCTCGCATCGAGCAACGAGGCCGAGTTAACTATCGAGCTTATAACTGGCGGCAAGATCAGATTGTTTGGCGCTGACAACGCAGATGCTATGCGTGGCCTAGGTTTTGATGGCGTGTTCATGGACGAATATGGGGACTTCAGGCCTAGCGTGTGGGGTAACGTCATTCGACCAACATTGTCAGACAAGCAGGGTTGGGCTGTGTTTGCCGGAACGCCAAAAGGCAAGAATCAGTTTTGGCAGATATACGAAACAGCCAAAAAGAACCCTGATGAGTGGTTTCATTTAGTCCTAAAAGCTAGTGACTCTAAATTACTGCCTGAATCAGAATTGCAAGCTGCTGCTGCACAGATTTCTCAAGACCAATTTGAGCAAGAGTATCAATGTAGTTTTGAAGCTGCCATTTTAGGGGCGTTCTATGGCGAGGAATTACGCAAGATTACAGATGCCGGTCAGGTTAGGCGTGTTGATTACGATCCGCACCTACCCACATACACGGCTTGGGACTTAGGCTATCGTGATGACACGGCTATTTGGTGGTATCAAGTCATCCGCAACGAAATTCACATCATTGATTATTTTGCAATAAGTGGTGCAAACATTGCAGAAATAGCTAAAATAGTCGTAGAAAAGCCGTATAAATACGCAAAACATTACCTACCGCACGATGCAAGGGCTAAAACTCTAGCAGCAGCGGGTAAGTCAGTTATTGAGCAGTTGAGTGAGTATCTAGGCATTAACAACATGGCGATTGTGCCTGATCTGAGTGTGCAAGACGGGATTCAGGCGGTCAGGCAGATGTTGCCGCAATGTTGGTTTGATAGCGGACGAACGCATGACGGGCTAGAGGCTTTACGGCAATATCAGCGGGAATACGACGAGGACAAGAAGGCATTTAGGCAAACGCCCAGGCATGATTGGACAAGCCACCCAGCAGATGCGTTCCGAATGTTGGCAATTGCGTGGAGGCTAGAGCCAAAGGTTAAGCAGCCAGATATGGTCAAGCCGTTGATTGTCGGGCCTGAGAACACAGTAACTTTGAATGATATGTGGGCAACCCACACAACAAACCGGAGTAGAAGATTATGAGCGGCGTACCACAACCTTATGAATATCAATACGAACACGTTGCAGCAAGTCAGACCGCACAAGTTTTAGGCGGCACAGGCGCAGTTGGTGACTATTTACATCGTTTAATTTGTACTGTTGCCACAGCGGCAACAGGTGGCGTTACCATCGTCGATGGCTCATTCTCGCACGTTCTTTTGCCAGCAGTAGCGGGAACAGGCGTTAACGTCTACAACATTGAAGTAAACGCTATTTCTCGTAGCGGGCCGTGGAAGGTCACAACTGGCGCAGGCGTAGAAGTAATAGCTGTTGGCATTTTCAGCGCATGATCGTAGCGAGCGTATTGCGGTCAGGCGGTGATTTTAAGCCTGAACACGTCTATGCGCTGCAAAAGATGTGCGCTAAGTATCTGCCACCGCATGAGTTTGTGTGCCTGTCAGACGTTGATCTAAAGTGCAAAACCATCCCTTTGATGCATGACTGGGTTGGTTGGTGGGCAAAGATGGAGTTGTTTCGGCTACCAAGTGCGCTGTACTTTGATCTTGATACGGTGCTAACTGGTGACTGTACGGTAATGATCGAGGCGGCAAAACAGCACGATTTTGTGATTATGCGTGACGTTTATCGGGGTCAATACAACCCAAAAGCGATGCAGTCGAGCATGATGTATTGGTCGAAACCTGTTGATTTGTACGACAAGTTTGCCGCATTACAGATGTATACAGCGGGTGGCGACCAGGCTTACATAGAACACTTTATGCGGGACAAAGTGACGTACTGGCAAGATATTTGTGATGGAATTGTGAGCTTCAAGGCTGATGTGCTGCCCAAAGGGGTAGACGATGCCAAGGTTGTGATCTTTCACGGTAAACCAAGACCGTGGGAACAAACAAGGATACCGTATGAAATTGGTTGAAGGTTGGCAAGTTCCTGACATAGACGAGTGTTGCATTAACGCACTCTTGGTTGAGCTGCCAGACTTAAATGTGAGTTATACCCACATGAACCAGTTCCGCACAGTCATTCAGGCCGGTGGCAATATCGGTGTTTATCCCGCTACGATGGCAGGGCAATTTGAGCGTGTGATTACAGTAGAGCCTGATTTAACCAATTACCAAGCGTTGCTGCTAAACGTTGCAGGCCATGACAACATTGAGCATCATTGGGCTGCATTTGGTGACAAAATTGGCACAGCGTCAGTCGATCACCCATACCCTGAGAACATTGGGGCGCATCAGTTAAAGGCAGGCAACGATGTGCAAGTTATACCAATTGATGCTTTAGAGGTTGATGATTGCGACTTTATTCAGTTAGACATTGAAGGTTATGAGCATTTGGCTTTGCTTGGCGCAGAACGCACAATCAAAAAGACACACCCAGTTATCACGCTCGAGCTTAAAGGCTTGGGCAGTCGGTACGGGTACAGCGACGAGGACACAATCAACCTACTCCAAGATTGGGGCTACGAGATTGTCGGGCGGGTAAACCGTGACGTAATTTTTGCGAGATACTAAGATGGAAGCATTGACTGGTGTTCAAAAGTGGCTAAACGTAATCAGCCAATACGACAATGAGTTCAAAAAATGGGAGGCTCGTACAAATAAGATTGTGAGGCGTTACCGTGATGACAACCGCAATCAGAACACCAACGAAACCGCTAAATTCAACATTCTGTGGTCTAACGTACAGACGTTGATCCCTGCCGTATATGCTAGGCTACCAAAGGCTGACGTATCTCGACGCTTTGGGGATAACGACCCAGTTGCCCGTGTTGCTAGTCAATTGATCGAACGTGCCTTGGACTTTGAGATCGAGCATTACACCGATTTCAGATCGACCATGAAACACGCAGTTGAGGACAGGTTCTTGGGTGGTCGAGGCGTGGCATGGGTGCGCTACGAGCCGCACGTTCGGGCGCAAGACATTCCTGAAGATGGACTGCAAATAACCGAAGATGTTGACGAGGTTGACAGTACAGGTCAGCAAGTCAAGACTGCTATGACGCTTGATGGCGCTATGGGTGAGGAAGTCGAGCCACAAGAGGAAATTGAGTACGAGTGTGCGCCTACCGATTACGTTCATTGGAAAGACTTTGGACATTCGGTTGCCCGTACATGGGAGGAAGTCACTCAAGTCTGGCGCTGGGTGTACATGACCAAAGACAGCCTAATCGAACGCTTTGGCGAGGAAACGGCTAAATCCATTCCCTTGGATGCAGGGCCTGAAACCAATAAGCAGTATTCGACCCAATCCAAAGACTTCACACGGGCTAAGATTTGCGAGCTTTGGGACAAAGAAAGCGGCAAAGTGTACTGGATCAGCAAGAGTTGCCCAAACATTCTTGACGAGCGTGACGATCCGTTAGAGTTGGAAAACTTCTTTCCGTGTGCCAAACCTTTGTACGCCACGATGACGAGCGACACGCTTGTACCTGTGCCTGACTTTGTGCTGTATCAAGACCAAGCGACAGACCTAGACATTTTGACTGATCGCATTGACGGGTTAGTTAAGGCGTTGCGTGTGCGTGGGGTCTATGACGCATCACAACCTACCTTGCAGCGTCTTTTGACTGAGGGCGACAACAACACGTTGATCCCAGTTGATAAGTGGATGGCGTTCTCTGAAAAGGGTGGATTAAAGGGGTCGATTGACTTGTTGCCAATTGATGTGATGGCGGCAACGCTCATGCAATGCTATCGAGCAATGAATGAAATCAAAACCCAAATCTATGAAATCACAGGTATTAGTGACATTATTCGGGGACAGGGACAAGCCTCTGAAACCGCTACGGCACAACAGATTAAGGGTCAGTATGCAGGATTGCGCTTGCGCTCGATGCAAGAAGATGTTGCCCTGTTTGCGAGTGAGCTATTCCAGTTAAAAGCACAGGTTATTTGCACTAAATTCCAGCCCACAACGATCCTTATGTACGCTGCCGCACAAGGTATGCAGCCGGCAGATCAGGCGCTGATTCCACAAGCCTTGCAGTTAATCCAAGACAAGCCGCTACGCTCGTTCCGCATCCAAGTGGATTCAGATAGCCTGGTGCAGATCGACGAGAATCAAAACAAACGTGAGCGAGTTGAGTTCTTGCAAGCAATGGGTGGGTTCTTGACGCAAGCGTTGCCAATGGGTCAACAAGCGCCAGAGTTAGTGCCTATGCTGATCGAGTTGGTTAAGTTTGGCGTTGGCGCATACAAGAAAGCCGCACCGATTGAGGGTACGATTGACCAGGCGATGCAAGAGTTGCAGATGAAACAGCAACAGATGGCGCAGCAGCCACCACCGCCAAACCCTGAAGTCATGAAAATGCAGGCAGAGCAGCAGTTTGAGCAAATGAAGATGCAAGCTCAAGCCCAAAACGAGCAAATGAAGATGCAGGCCACGGCGCAGGCTGAACAACTGAGGGCGCAAGCCGATATTCAGGTTGCCCAAGCCAAAGCGCAGGCTGATGTGCAGATGCATCAAATGAAACTGCAAGCAGATGCTCAACTTGAGGCGCAAAAACAACAGTATATGCAGGCAATGGAACAAGCCAAGTTGCAAGCTGCCGAACAGTTAGAGAAATGGAAAACTGAGCTAGAGTCTGCAACCAAGATCATGGTGGCTAGGATTGGGGCGAACCCAGGCTTAGACTTGCCATTGCTTGAGGCTCAAGAGGCTGCAAGCACGAAGATTGCCGCAGAACTGGGTGACAATGTGACGCAAGCCATGAACCGCATGGTGCAGATGCACGACAACATGAGCAATATGCACAACACCGCAATGGATAAAATCAACGGCGTGATGACTGTTATTGCAGCGCCTAAGAAGATTATCCGTGGCGCAGACGGGAGAGCCGCAGGGGTTGAGCTTGCATGAACGGGTATTGGGACACCGGAACGTGGGACGATGCCACATGGGACTATGTACCCGTCCTAATTGACGTTGACACCCACGATGGCGTTGATCGCAAGAAAAGGGAAG